CAATACGCCCACAATTACGTCGGCCATGTCGGTAAATATGTCGTCCACCAAATCAATAACGATGGTTATATCTTCACCCGTGTATAATGCTGCGGCCATATTATTACAAATATAGCCACCTCAATAATAAACTTAGTTAACAACTATACTTTTGCAACGATAAACCACTTAGCCCCGTCGCTCATTATAGTTTTAGATTCGTACTTACTGCCCAGCGTTGTGCTTGTTCCGTCGTTTATTAGAAAAGTTCCTGCGTCAATAGTTACAGTATGATTGGTGTTTGTTTTGATAAATATATATTTCTTGCCCCTCGACTTATCAGCGTCGGGTAAATTTACTACCACGTTGCCGTCCGCGCTATCGCATATAACAAGCTCGTAACCATTTGTAAGCGTATGCGTCCCAACTGCGTAGCTAATTGGCGCGCCATGTTCCTGCAAATGCCAAACAACTTGCTCGGTGCTGTCGTCATATCTTAACTGCGTTTCCCATATTATATTCTGCGTTGGCTGTGCTGTTGGTGCGCCGTCGGCTTCGTTAACTAGGTATTCCAAAAACGTTGCAGGCTGGTGACTGATTGCAGATTGGTAGTTGTTAACCTGCGTTTCGATTAAGTTGACACGATCGCGCAAAATATCTCCCTGCTCGTTACTGATTCTCAAGCCTTCTCCTGTTGTGGTGGTATTGGTGTACACCGGAGCCACTCCTAACCATTCACCCTCCCAAGTGTCAAACCTTGGATTAAACGATACGCCGTTTAAAACCCAAACGTAGCCATCAAAATACAATGACTTCATCAAATGATAGCTACCTGAATCTACCCAGGTACCTCGAACCACTGGCATAAAGTCCGCATACAACGACGACAATCCTACGCCTAGCATTTTAGTAACGGTGCCTTTCGTTACCGAATCCCAACCGCCATAAAACTCATCCGCAATAACGTACTTAGTCCCATCGTTTGCCCATATATTACCTATTCCATATTTGTTGCCGCTGTAATAATACTTAGGATTAATCTGCACTTGCGTGCTGTTTACTGAATTACTAGTGTTGGGTGTGAAATCCTCGGAAATATTCCAAACAAAATCAGGGTTTTGATAGTCGCTAGTTTCGGCAAATGCCACCTGAATACTGCCCCAATAGCTTACGTTAAAAGCCGCAGGTGTACTCCATGTGCTTGTCTGTTTTGCAGGACGCAATAACTTGGGTAAGTTGTTTTGGTACAGCAAGCTTATTAACGTCTGCACGCTGTCAATTTTCACCTTTAAAATATTAAATCCTGCTGGCGGTGTGGTGCATTGCATCTCAAACTTATACGTCACCCAACTGCCTTGCATTTGCGTAACTCTAACTTTTTCCACGCCATTTGGTACGCTAGTTGCTGTTATCCAGTATCCATCGCCGTTTAAAATCTTAATACCGCCTAAGCCATCTTCGAGCCATATTTTTAATTTGTACTCATAATCAACTCGCGCGTCATTCTGCACCGCTGGAAAGTTCGATTTAACAACTACCTTGATTTTCAAGGGTGCCGCGTCGGGCGTGCTGCCTGTTGGAATTTCTGTAAACTCTGCCTCTAGTGCTGACGTGCTTTTGTTTGGCCGCGTCCTAAATACGGTTGCTGCATTTATGCGCTCGGTGTCAACTGTCAACAACTTAACAGCAGGCTGGTAGTACAATGACGGCTTAGCTGCCCATTGTGGCCGCGCTGGTAGCGTTCCAAGTTGCTGCCTGTGAGTAAGCGTTCCCGTGCCTTGGTAATTGGCTGTGTAATTATAGCGGCGATACGGAAGCGTTACATCCTTGTAACTGCTTGCATCGTAGAACCAATAGCCACCTTCGGCATGAATAAAACGACAACCAAAAATCTGCATCACCTGCTCTAAAGCTTCTTTGCAGGTAACCATGTTTAAATCGTAATACCAATTCGCTGCGAGGTCGATTGCCTTCACGTCTTGAAATGGATCGTAATCCTCAAGAAAAGTGTTAATATTAACTCGCAACATATCAAACCCCTTCCGTGTTGCATCGGCTGCATACATGCTCATTGCATCGAATAGGTAATAATCTTGCTTACCTAGGTACGGCCAATAATCGTGCAGGTCCAATTCATGCAGGCAATTTCTTACTAATACGTTTACCTGAATATTGTCCGAGCTGAACCAACTAGCTTTAACGTTGTAACCGTCTAACAACTCTAAGCCATCCACGGCCGTTAGTTTAATAATCGGCTTGCTGTCCAACGATTCGCGTAATCGCTGCATTTGGTCGGCAATAATACGGCCTACAAAAAACAAATCACTACCACGCCATACTACCATAGTCCAGTAGGTTTCCGCCTCCGTCTGCAACGATAGGAAATCTGATAAAACCGTACTATTAGGCATAACAAATTCAGCGGTTATACGGCTTGCCAATACCTGATAATCCCACCACTTATTGCCCTCTCCGTCGCGCTCTAGGCTGAATCCATCAGTCGCTAATTTTAGCTCAGTGCCTGCCGTGGTGCTGCCCGTTGGCGCGTCGTGTATCTCTACCTTCCAATCGGTGTTATTGAAACTTTTAAATGTTCCGTAATATTTGCGTGCCATTATCCTCTAGAATAATCGTTGTTATGTCTGTGTAAAACTATAGCTAAATCGCGGCCACTTATGTGCGTGCTTGCAATAAATCCGCCATCGCCTCCGCTCGGTGTTATTAGATCGCGTAATTTATCCAGCGGCGCAATAACTTCCGGGTTACTTCTAGCCCCTGGATATTCTCCCATAAGTCCGAGCGTTGGCCCGTAAACGATACCACCATCGGCAAATTTCTGTGTAGCAATTTTTGCCACGTTACCAAGACCGACAGCAACCGAAGCAGCTGCGGCAATCTTACCCCTAACAGGTGAACTCGGGTCGGGTACCGGTAAAAACTGCGACAAATAAGCTTGCTGTGCTGCGAAGTATGTAGATACTAACGCTTGGCTAATACTGATAGCCTTGGCCCTTTGCGCTTGCTTACGTGCTGCTTCGTCGCCTTCCTTAGCAAATGCCTCGTTAAATGCAGATAGCGCGTCTCCAAATTGCGCGTAGATTTGCTGCCTAAATTGCAGTTGCTTCATTTGCTGCTGCATTTCTTTTTGCGCATCTTCTTCTCTAAACTTTTGCTTTAATGCGTTTTCTGCTTCACCTTGCGCCTTTATCAATGCCGCTGAATCAAGGCCATTTTTTTTAGCTTGCTGAATAAGGCTAGTATAATAGCTGGAAATATTTTGAAGCTCGAGTTTTCTTTTTGATTCTTCACTTATTGCAGTTGCTTGGCTTATACTTTTTTTAACTTCCGCCAAATCCTTAGATTTTTGCTCTACTTCTTTAGCCGCTTTTTCTTCATCTGATTTTTGCTTTGCGTAAAATTCCTGTCTTACTTTTTCAAGGGCTGCATCTCTGACCTTATTAATTTCTAACTGAGTATAGCCCTGCTCCTTCATCTGTGCTTCGCGCACTTTAAACGCTGCATCTTCGGCGGCTATTAATTCGGCCAGGGTTCCATTGTTTATTGACAATAATTCGGCTCGCTTAGTTAGTTCGTTTTGCTTTGCCTTTTTTATGTCATCCTGCTGCTTGTGATACTTGTCTTTATTCGCTTTGTCCTGCTTTGCTTTTTCATCTTGTAAATATTTATCACGCTCAATCTGCAATACACGTAGAGCGTTTTTATTATCGGCTATGATTTTGCCCCAATTTTCCTGCTCATTTTTACCATAGTTTGCGCGTGCTTTTGATAGTTCGTCGTTTAACTTTTTTTCCTTTGCCGCAAACTCGGCCATCTTATCGCCCTTAGCGGACGCAATGTCTATGCTATATTGGTCTGCTTGAATTTGTCTGTCTACTGCTTTGTTGTATGCTTTTAATGCCGCTTCCGCTGGCCATATTTTTGCAGATAGTTCGTCAAAATTTTGCACCAAATAAGCAACCCCAACAACAGCCGCACCAATTCCTGTGGCCGCTAATGCTAGTTTAAAAACTCCTAGTGCTGTGGTTGACGCTGTGACGGCAAAAGTATAAGCCGCTTGTGAAGCGGTTAATGCTCCTTGTATCAATGCAGAATCTTTCTGCAACAAATTGGTAATTGTCTGCAATGAATTTAATACCAACAAAGCACCTTGCAATTTCTGCATGGTCTTTTGTGCGTTCTCACTTTCAATTCCAAGCGCTGCCATTGAACCTTCGACAACTCCAAACCCTGCCGCAACTGCTTGCGCACCACCAATTAGCGAATCAAGCCTACGAGTATCGCTAGCAAAATATCCAATTTCTGCGCGCGTATCGCCGATTTCGTCCTGCATTTTACCAGCCGCTTTAACAAACTGATCAGCCATCGCAACAAACTCTGGACCCATTGCACGGGCTTCCATGGCTAGAGTTTGCAATTCCTTAACGACCCGAGCAGTAGGACGCTTGGATGCTAGCGCAGTTAATCGGTTTTGAATATCGGAAGCGGCCGTTGCAACCGATTCGGACATCTTGCTACCGCTGCTCTGTACAATTTTAACCGCATCATCAAAGCCTTTTTTTAAGCGTTCAATGTCTGCCCCAATTACTATGTTTAACCTGCTCATCGTGTGTAATTAATTAAATAGTCCTGCGATATCTGATAAACCCCTGCAAAATCCGCTTCGTCGTCCGTCAATTCCTGCTGTCCATCAAACTCAATCGTTTGGGTTTTAACCGTATTAAACACTCCGGGAAGTGCTACTACTTCAAAAGCAGTTCGTACCGCATCGGCAACCTCGCTGCACTTCTGATATGTTGGCGCAAATATGCTAACCTGAACACGCGCAAAATCTGTGCGGCTGTGGCCTGATTTGGTTGGCGTTGGAATTATGCTTACCAAGTTGTACGCAATCGCTGGAAATGCACTGCCTTGTGGTATTCGGAGCGGATTGATTCGGTCGGACACCAATACGCCTAATGCGGCGTTATTGGCTAGTATATTATAGGCTACTTTTACTGCGCTCATGCTATGGGTATGGGTGTTAGTTTGTCAAAAATCGCCTTGTATTTCTCCACTTGTTCGGCAATACTTGGCGGCTTTTCCCACTCAAAAGTAAGTAATTTTCTCGGGTCTATCTGTTGCTTACTGTATGGGGCTAACAGAACGGCAGTTTGCCACCGTACACGCTCCCAATCGTTGCGGTATTGTTGGCGTTGTTGCTTTCTCATACCGTGCAACTTCAATCGAAAAAAACGGGTTGAACATCGGCTAAACTCTTGTTCAGTCATGCCCATTTCACCGTAAGCGATGCGCTCTAAAAAATCCCAAGTTAGCGGCGCACCTTCGCCCTTGGCTTCGGCTTTCCCTCATTTTCGTCGTATTTAAATAATTCGTTGGTAGCTTCCGTGTAAGCTTCAATCGCTGGTAAAAGTTCTGCTATTCGTCGCACCTTACGGCCTAAATCTGCAATCAAAATAAATGTTGAAGGCTCACCACGCATTGCTGCGGCCTCGTTAATTGCATGATAAGCACACATTAAACCAAAGTCCATCTGTGAAACCAAGTCAATAGGCACTTGCATTTCGGTAAAATTATCCGTACCCCAATCACGCATGATTGAGCGAATAGTATTCATGTTAAATTCGGCTTGGTATTTTTCGGTTCCGATTGTCAATTCCATAATGCGAATATAAGGACGGAAGCCGCTAAAACAAAAAGCCCGACAAATGCCGGGCAATTCGCGAACCGAAAACCAACGATTATATTGTACCGACGGTTAACGCCCCAGTACCTTGGATGGTAGCTGTAAACGTTGCTTTGTCGTTATTTGGAGCAGTCAAATTCAAGTTGCTGAAATAAGCGGAGCCGCTTAATTTTTGATCGCCTGAAACATTGGAAGTCATCACAACAGTTACAGAAGTTCCAGCGGTTAAGTCGGTTAATACGTCTTTCCAAGACAATGCACCGGCACCTACTGAACCATCTTCCTCAAAGATACCTTCAATGCTCATTGTGTAGCCTTTTTCGCCCACAATAAATTCCTTCCAACCTGCGGAATCTTTGTTGGTTACGTCAATCATATCAGACGTAATGTCAAAACTATTTGAAGTCGCGTTTGCGATTTTGGTAAGTGTACCTGCGATATCCTTATAAATGGATATTAGCGTGCCGTTAACGGGTCCAGTTGTTGCCATAATTATTGTAGTTTATATTTCTTTGCCAAACTTAGTACAAGTTTAGTAATTCCCTGTTGTACTCCTGTTACAATTGATTGCTTGTTTTTGTCCAATGCAGGACGCATAAATGGCCGTGGTTCAATTACCCCAGTATATCGGCCCGTTTTGTCTTGGATTCTCGGTTCTGTTCCGTATTCGTACATCACCCCCAAATAATGGTTGTAGAACTGCTTACGCAATCCAATCAATACCTTGTCTTGATTCTTTTCGTCCTTGCCAGTAATGAATCCAATTGAATCGCGCAAATCGCCCGTATTAACCGGAACTAGCGAACGGGCATCATTGATAACTTTCTGCCCCTGGTTGCGCATTATCTGTTGCAGTTCTTTGCCCTTGATATTTGCGCCAATCGCTTCAAGCGCGTTAATGACATCGCCAATACCTTCAACCTTATTCACTTAATTCTGTTTGGATTTTTAAGTAAAACTTTCGGTTTATTTCCTGCAAGCTAATAATGTTGTAATACTTGCCATTCCATTCAACACGGTGTTTGACTAATACGTTTGAATTATAGCGAATAGTAAAGTCAACTATCTGTTTGTTTTCGCGTCGGTCTGCGTTGACTTGCTCAACCCCGGTTGGAGCCTCTTTAATTTTTGCCCAAACGTTTGCGTAAGTCGTCCATGTGTGCAACTTTTCGCCCGTATTTGAATCGGTTGTACTTGTGTACGATTGCAACGATACGCGAATATCAAATCCACCTGCATCCATTATAGTACTTGCATTGAGCGGTACGGGTCTAGTAAAAATTGCACGGTGTTGTCAAGCGTGGTTGTGCTTACGCCCGTCACAATTGCCGAACGGTTGTCGTACCATTGCGATACTAACAGCCTTACAGCCATTAATATATCCTCAGGAAGTGCCGTGTAACCTTCTTTAACGCTCACCACGTACTTAACGGAATCCTCAGTAAGGTCGCTTGGCACGTTTTTAACGGGAATTTTAACGCACATTTTAGGCAATGAAATCGCAGTTGGATTGCTCCAATCGCCCGAAGCCATCGCGGTAAGTTGGTTGTTGCTGTTCACGTAATGCAACGCGTCTACCGATTCGATATAGGTTGCTAATTGTAGGTAACTGCCTTGAATAATTACGCCCCCAGTTATTGGGTTGGTGGCGGCTGGCAATCCTGATAAACCGTTGAACTCTATCTTAACATTGGCAGACAATGCCGAATAGCCCAAGTATGTATTAACCGACTTAAACGCCGCACGAATTAGCGATGTTATTATCGCGTCGTCGTCGTTAAAATCAATTTTACACCACTGTTTGGCGGCGGCCAATGGAAACGCATTTATTGGCGTTACAATTTCAGATACAATTCGACGGCCTACTTGCATGCCTACAAAATTACTACAATCTTCTTCGCTTCAAGCAACCTAGCTTGACCCTCTGTCAACGTTGCAACATCGCCCACGTTGTACGATAGGTTAAAGCCCATAGGTGAAGCGATAAACTCTACTTGTACTGGATTGCTAGTTTCGGAGGCTTCGGCATCATCCTTGGTGCAATAAGCCGTTGCATCATCAACAATTTCGTCAATCGCTGCGTCCAATTCTTTTTCGGCAGCGAGTTTCTCGGAGGTTTGCTCAGCGGTTTTGTTAACAACCACGTCAGTACCTTCGGCGGTTTCAACTAATTCAGTTTTAATGTTTTTACTCATGATTCAAATATAAACAAAAAAGGGGAACCAAAAGCCCCCCTAATTTGACATGACAGATATAGTATTACGCTACTGCGTCCTTGATTAAGGCAAATGCAGTCGGACGGTCTACCAAGGCATCAGTGTAAGCAGATACGATAATTCTATCGGTACCTTTCAACGCCTGAGTGTAGTTGTCCAAAGTCAACTCAATAGCACCCCACTGGCCTAACAACAAGTGACTGAAATCACCAGCTATCAATGCGCTCAATGTGCTTGAAGTACCTTTAGTCAAATTACTTGGAACATTGCTAGAGAACAATGCAGGGAAACCAGCCAACACATTAGTAACCATTTTGTCGATAATAAAGTTCCCTTCAATACCGCCAGTTTGTACGGGCGTACCCATCAACTTGGCTTTAACCTTATTGTTGGTGATATACTTCAAGTTGAACGCATCAGCACCTTCAACGGAAGCTAACAAATTCAAAATGTCTTGATAAACCAAAGCAGCACCGTTTGCGTTGGTAGAGTTACTTGCAGCGTTGCCAGCGTAAAAAACAGGTACGCTTGAGTTAGCCAAAATACCAACAGGCTCGTTAGATCCACCACCTTTAATGGCAGCTCTTTCCCAGCCAATTGCAATGGCATTTAACAATTTGTCCATTACCCACATGCTCACGTCTTGTGAAGCTTGTTGCTTTAACTGCCAAGTAATGTCGGTGTAAGCGGCTGAACGCTTAGGCGACATGGTCAAATTGCTGAACGATGGGTCAATGTTTGCAGCATCTCCAGTTTCAGTATTGTAGCTAGCCACAGCCAATGCGCTATCAACGGGAAAACCAATGTTTCCAGTTAAACCGCCCATGAAAGTTGCGCCTGCTTCGCCTAAAATCATTCTAGGTTTCAAGAAGTCAACAATGTTCCCAACCAAAGTTGGCACAGTATATCCACCCGCAGACCCAGTTGTGGCGTTCATACGCTTTTCAACTTGCTTGTCGTGCAAGTGACGGAAGTAACCAGTAGGAATCAAAATGCCCTTGTTCGCACTTGGCAAGTTTCCAGACTGTCTGTTTTCTTCCTGCCCTAATTCATTCAATGCCTCAACTTCCTTAGAAACGCTACGGCTGTTCAATGATTTAACTACATCCAAAAAGCTTACATTGCGGTAAACTTTTTCAAGTTCTTTCTCTTCGCCATCAGACCCAGCACCAAAGCTAGGAGCTAACTGCTTGCTACGCTCCATAATTTCCATTGCTTCGATTTGGCCGTCTAACTTGCTGCGAAGTTCGTCGATTTCTTTTACACGTGCTGATTCAGCCTCGGTAAATCCGCGCTTCTCCGCGGTCATCGCCTCGGAAATTTGGTTTAGTTCTGATAACAAACCGTTGCGCTCTTCAATAAGTTGCTTCTTATTCTTCATGGTTTAAAATTTCTTAGTAGTAATTGTCAACAAATCTAAATCCCTTCTATGTTCTTCGTGTTGCAAGTTTTCAGCAGGCTCAATAAATGCGCTTCGTTCTTGCATTAAATCGGACTTTCTCGCCTCGCTTGAAGTTTCCTCATACGCTGGATAGGTAACTGGGCTGACATCGTACAATTTACCAATTTTGATAATCTTACGTAAATAGCCATCGCCGTACTTTTCTGACTTAGCCCATGAATACTCGGCAATGGTAAACGCAAAACTAGATTGCGAAATATCACCGCGCATAATTGACCTGCCCACCTGCACGTGCAATGGGTTTTTATAGTCAGCACTGTATTTATACTCCAAAGCACCCTGTGGATTTACAAACACTTCGCATGTTTTCGACTTGGTACGACCTAAAATCAATTCCTCTTCGTGATTGAATAAGCAACGACAATCCAATTCAGGATCGGCAATCGCGTCATCAAATGCACCCGGCATGATAATTTCTTCATACCAGCCCATGTCGGTAACGGTATTGACTACCGCCGCAATACCGCCAAAGCTATCGGGCATCTCTTCACCGTCTACTATTGCTCGGGTTTCCGAAGCCGCTCGAACGGTTCCTATTTTGCGGATTTCAATATTTTGTTTCATCAGTTTGTGTTGTTGTAGGTTGGGTATTAATTAAATTCTTGGTTATTCCCGGTCGGGTTGTTTGTGCTTCCATCGCCGGATTGACTTCGTGCGGTTAGCTGCAATATCCTAGCGTCCACGTATTCGTTAAATTTGCTAGACGGCATTAGGTTAGCCATGATGTAGTATTCGTCGCCGTTCTCTCTATCCTCCATGTCCTCGTACCTACGAATTTCGTTAGGAGACATAATCCCAATCTGAATGGCCTTCATGTAGTATTCCATACGTGCGGACGACTTAGCCCGAAGCAGTGAATTAAAATTGAATTTGAAATAGTGTGTAGGCTTTTCAGATTCTTTTAAAAGTTTGCGCTCCAGTTCTTCCTGAATCACGATAGCATACTTGCTTAACGTGGTTGCGTAAAAGTGTTGCAACAATTCTTCAATATCACTGGAAGAAGTTTCAGCCCCAATCAATGCAGCAGGTACGCCGAACATTTTGGCGATATCGCTATCACTGTACTTCATTGTTTCAATAAATTGCGCTTCTTGTGGCGACATTGATATTTTGTCGATATCAGTACCTTGGGGCAGCATTGCAGACAATTGTTTTCCGTTGATCACGTTCTCCATTGATTCGCGCAAAGTATTTGCCGTGTTGTCGTCTACCTTGCTTAGCGTTTTTAACAAGAATTTAAGCGAACCAGTCTTGTAGATTTTAGCTTGACTGGATTTTGCGGCCAATGTAATACCAAGCGATTGCGCAAATTCTTGAATGGGCGACTTCCCCAAATAAGGCAAATCCGAACAGAACACGCGAAAATGCAGAATATTGTCGGATGCGTAACCAGTGCCGCCGTACTTGTAAACAACCTCGTTATTGACAAAGTTAACCGACATTGAATCAGGGTTTAACGGCATTAGAGCAATTGTATTGCCCAATCCGTCCGTTACTTTGTACACGTAGGCATTTCCTTTGTAGGAAAGGCAAAGTCCAATCCAGTTTAAAAACTCTGATTTGTTTTGAAACGAGTTAGGCTCATTGAGTACACGAATTGCGTTATTATCAAACACGGCTGTGCGGCTTCCGTCGGGTGTTTCTTTGTAAAGTTTCAGCGTCATGTTACTGATACCGTCCGCAATCTTAGCAACACAATCTTTAACCGCTGCAATTTGCAATGCTGTTGTGGCTGTTACTTGCTGCCCTGAATCGTTCTGTCCGCCAAACATTCCTGATAAAGCGTCAATTAACCACTGCGACGGGTTCGATAACGAACTGCGTTGCTCGGTCTGTTTGTTAACTCGCTTTATTTCAACACCTAGAAATTTGGCCATGTTGCAAATCTAATTGTAAAACTTGTTTGCATTGTTACAATCGCTTAAATGATAGGTCGCGGCTCAGCGTTGCGCGAAATACGGCGTAACTAGAATACTTGTTTTTATTGGTTTTGCAAATTTTCTTGTATTCCTCTTCGGCTTTTTCGTATGCGTCCCTGTAAGTTTTTAAAGATTTGTCACCCAATGCCTTGTAGTACAGGCGGTAAAAATCTTCGTGGGTAAATAGCGTGGACATAGTACGAAGATAATCACAAATTCACAACATAAAAATCACTCGACTTTTCAGAAGGTGTCAGCCACGTGCCTAATGCCATTACAATCGAAACAGGGCCGTCGACTTTGTCGCCACTTTTAGCCTTGTCAATTTTTATATTTCCTGCTGGGTCAGTCTTAATCATAATGTTGCGCATCATCCACCTCGTTACTGGATTACCGTCGTGGCGCAACTCCTTAGATTTTACACGGCGTTCTAGTTCCTTAGTAGGAGCGTTCATACTTACAAATCCCTGCCCAAACGGGTACATAATTACCCCGTCTGATTCTAACTGAGTAACTAATTGAGAAGAATTAAAACGATCGTATGCTATCTCTTTTACTCGATATTGAGTGCAAAGCGTGTTTATCTTAGCCCGAATAAAATCGTAATCCGTCACATTGCCGTCCGTTACGATAATATATTCGTCATTGACCCACTGCTTATATGCTTCTCCCGTGCTGTCCGTTCGATTTTTTACGGCCGATTCGGGCAAAAAGTACCACGTTTTTACCATATTTTCGTCAGGAAACCACAACGAAAAAGCGCAAAAATCCGAAGTTGACGCCAAATCTAAACCCCCGTAACAAGTCGAACCATCCAAATTGACCGCTCCAACATTACATTCAGCCCATGCCGAATCGCTTATCCAAGTCATCGCTGTATCAGTCCACACGTTTAGCAGTTTAGTTTTGAACTCCACCTCTTTGCTGGTACGCTCTTTAGCCTCAGTTAGTGCAGTTCGTAACTGCCTTGGATAGACCGATACGTTCCAATTCGGGTTAGCCTTCGCCCAGTTCAGCTCATCCGTCCAGTCGTCGCCCTCGTCTAAGGTGTATATAATTGTAAAAAGCGCCTCGTCTTTTATCGCTCCAAAAAGCACATTCGAGCAATATTGCCTGTGCCGGTAGCAAGGTGATTCACGATTAAATCCTGCTGTGGTAATAGTAAACAACAGCGGTTGCCTACGTGCGCCCATTGAGTTATACACCACGTTGTAAAGTTCGTCGCTAGGATGGGCGTGGTATTCGTCGATACATGCGAAGTGGGTGTTTAATCCGTCCTGTTTGTTTGGGTTCCACTCTAACGGCTTGTAAAGATTCTGCCCGTATAAAATCCGCCTGTTGTTTACACTGTTATTAACCACGACTTCTCCCTGCAACCAATCGGTATTTTGACACACGCGGCACGATTCCCCAAATACCATCATGGCTTGGTCTAGTTTAGTAGCCGCGCTATAAACCTGTGCGGCCGCTTCGCCATCGGCCAATAACCCGTACAACATCAGCGCACTTGAAAATGTCGACTTACCATTCTTACGTGGCACCTCCACATAAGCCCGTGTGAATCTGCGCGTCCCGTCAGGATTTACAAACCCGAACAAATTAGCCACAATAAAATATTGCCATTCCTCTAACTTAAAATTGCGTCCTGCATATTCGCCCGTAGTGTGCTGTAATTCCTCAATAAAATTTACCGCATGGTCACACAATTCTTGGTCGAATTGCCACAATTGTAAATCCGATTCAAAACGCTTACACGCCTGAATCGTCTGTTTGCACGCCTTTATTTCTCCGCTTATTACCGCTTGGGCGTATACTTTTGCTCGGTTCATTTAGTTCGGTTTCGGTGGTTGAGTTGCTGGCAAATTGTAATGATTCATCCGCCTGATTTGTTGGGATGCCAGAGGCACGCTCGTTCAAAAAGTTACAAGCGTATTGGGCGCGTGACTGGCTCCAATACAGTTGCGGCGTTACGCTCGGTTGACCCCACTTGTCAACGGACTGCCCGTCCTGAACTATTAACCAGCCGCTTTCTTGCTGGGTGATTGTGTATTTCATATTGCTTTCTTTTTTAAAATTTCCAATTTACTTTCGGGCTTAGTTTGCTGCGGAATCCTAGCGCGTGCGCTGGGTGTGATTCCAAACAGTTGGCCGATTTGTGTGGCTTGCTTCAAGCTACGCTCAGCGATATCGTACCAGGGGGAAATCTTCCCTTCCTCAGTTACCATCGACGTAGCACGCAATTGCGCATCCGCTTGAAAATATCGCTCCAGTGCTTTCG